GGGAAATGTTAACAAACCAGGCGCAAAAGCAGCTAAAAGTTTTTACAAGCCAAACGGAAAAGGTCACGGAGCAGAAAAAACTGGAGCTATGTCAAAAGAGACCCAAGCTGACAAAAGTGCAGGAAGTCCATTAAACGGCGCACCAAAACGTGCCAAGTAATTAGGAGAACGGATGAATTTTTTACGAGAGCACTTAACGTTCGACCAGGCACAAGTAATCGTTGAGAATGCCAACGAAGGAAAAGACTTGTATATGAAAGGTATTTGTATACAAGGCGGAGTACGAAACGCAAACCAGCGAGTCTATCCTGTAAATGAAATTGGCAGGGCTGTTAAAACACTCAGCGAACAAATTGCAGGCGGATACAGTGTTCTTGGTGAAGTAGATCATCCGGAAGGCCTAACAGTCAATTTGGATCGTGTATCGCATATGATTAATGAAGTATGGATGGACGGTCCAAATGGCTACGGCAAAATGAAAATCCTACCAACACCAATGGGAGGATTAGTCAGAACAATGTTAGAAAATGGTGTAAAATTAGGTGTATCATCGCGCGGTTCAGGCAATGTGTCAGAGGATGGACAGAATGAAGTATCAGATTTTGAGATTATTACAGTTGATGTGGTAGCACAGCCATCTGCACCTGGAGCATATCCTACCCCCATTTACGAACATTTAATGAATACAAAAGGCGGCTATAGAGCAATGAATATAGCTAAAGATCGTGGAGCCCAAAAGGCTCTTAAAGAATCTCTGATTAATATAATCAGTAGACTCCAATAATAGGAGAAGATAATGTTGGAAGCACTTAATTCTCTGTTAGATAACAAAGTAATTACTGAAGACGTCCATCAAGAAATCCAAGAAGCATGGGATAAAAAAGTCAAAGAAAACAGACTTGAAGTAACTGCGATGCTTCGTGAAGAGTTTGCTCAAAAATACGAGCATGACAAGACCACAATGGCAGAGGCTGTTGAGCAAATGGTTGGTGAAAGGCTTACTGTAGAAATGCAAGAGCTGGCAGAAGATCGCCGCCAATTATTTGACGCAAAAGCAAAATATGTCAAGAAGGTTCACGAAAGCGGACACTTACTAAAAAGCTTCGTTAATGAGGTACTTAAAAAAGAAGTATCTGAATTACACGAAGACCAAAAAGTTATGGCTAAGAAATTCCGTATGCTTGAAGAATTCGTGGTAGACTCTTTAGCAAGAGAAATTACTGAGTTTCAAACAGATAAGAATGATTTGGCAGAGACAAAAGTTCGTCTTGTACGAGAAGCGAAAGAACGTTTTTCTAGTATCAAGAAAACATTTGTTAAAGAGAGCGCAGGAAAAATCCAAAAAATGGTTGGACGAGTTCTTACATCAGAAATTGGACAACTTAAAGAGGATATTGAAACCGCTCGCAAGAATGACTTTGGACGACGATTGTTTGAAGCTTTCTCAGCAGAGTATAGTACCAGCTATTTGAATGAAAAATCTGAAACTGCAAAACTTTTACGAGTTGTAAAGTTGAAAGAAAAGCAATTAGCTGAAGCGAAAGTAATGATGAGTAAGCAAAACCAAGCAATTAAATCTAAAGAAAGTAAAATTAAAACAATTACCGAATCTGCAAAGCGAGAGAAAACTATTGCAGAATTAGTTGAACCTCTTAACAAACAACATAAAACAGTTATGGTAGATTTGTTAGAGTCTGTTCAAACTGATAGATTAAAGTCAGCATTTGACAAATATCTTCCTACGGTACTTGACGATAAAGTAAACAACTCAACTAAGGCAGTATTAACAGAATCTAAAGAAATCACAGGCAACAAAAAGACACAACAATCAACAAGTGCAAGAGATAATGTCATCGACATTCGCAGACTTGCAGGACTCAATTAAGGAGAAATAGATGTCAGAATTGTTAGAAAGTCGCTGGCAGGATACCAAAGGAGCACTTCTTGAAGGCTTGCATGGTAATAAAAAACAAATCATGGCGACAACACTTGAAAATACTCGTAAGTATTTGTCAGAGAGCGCAACTGCTGGAGCAACAGGTTCCGGTAATATCGCTACATTGAACCGAGTAATTCTTCCCGTTATCCGACGTGTAATGCCAACTGTTATCGCTAACGAAATCGTTGGTGTACAACCGTTGACAGGACCGGTAGGACAAATCCATACTTTGCGTGTACGTTATTCAGATACGTTTGATAACATTCAAGCAGGCGAAGAAGCATTGACACCATATAAGATTGCTACATCTTATTCCGGTGGCGGTGTTGATCCAGATGGTAAGCCACAACCAACAGCCGCACTTGAAGGTGTTGCTGGGCGCCGTATGTCAATTCAGATCTTGAAGCAGACAGTTGAAGCAAAGACACGAAAGCTGAGTGCTCGTTGGACCTTTGAAGCAGCTCAAGATGCTCAAGCTATGCACGG